ATGCGCCGTAAGCTGCATGGTTGAGGCTCGGAATGTCACGAAAGCTAATCGTCTTATCGACAAAGTTCCACACCATCGCCTTGTTGCAAGTGGTACTGCCCGGTTCTGGGTAGCAAACAAAAACCTCGTTGAGATACGGGTTCAGGAAGCAAAAGCAAAGCCCTATCTGTTCGCTGTCGATTGAGCTAAACAAAAAGCGCCGGGTCTGCTTGTCAAGTACGGATGTTGCTTGCTGTCCATCGTGGACGATCACATCCGATCCGGTCAGCACAAAATGCAAGCCATCCAAGGCCACAATGCAATTGCGGTTCAGTGCGCCAGACATGCCCAGCACTTTCTGATTGCTGACAACGAACGCGCCCCCGGTGTAATCCATGCGGAAACATCCGTCGGTCTTGTACACCATGAAGCTGTTGCGCAGCTCTAACCCGTCGATGATGTAGCCGTAGCCGCTGGATATGTCGTACTCCAACGCATCCTTGGTGCTGTCGGTAATGTCCCAAGTAACCGGCACGCTACCGGGGTCTGCCGGGTGTGACACCTTGACCATGTACGGGTAACGGGTGCCGGACTTGGTAACATCGAGCGCAACCAGCATATTCTTGAATGAGCGCATCACAGCGCAGGTGGTAGACGCAGGCCACGCGGTAAGGTCGGTACACAAGCCAGTTAGCGGCCACATCTGCGGCGCGTCAACCCCGTTATTCAGGATCGGGATACCACCCAGCACGGTAGAGGTCCACGCGTTTTTTTGCCCGCCGTATGTCGTGGCCGTCTTGGTGATCTCGGTATGCGTGACCGTTCCGCCAGGTGCGCCTACCCGGTACATCTTGCCCGCGCCAGCGTACAGCCAATACTTGACGCCTGCAACGGTTACAGGGAGCACATGGTATGGCTCGATAGATGGGCTTGCGAATATCTCGCCATGGCCGTAAAACTGGTACGCGCTGCCATCCAAAAAGCGGATGTTCTGCGCATCACTCCAGGCGTTAATGGGTAACTCAGACGTTGACAAATCCCGGTTTACACCGAATTGCCCTACCTGCTTGACGGGGATCATTGGCATGTCAGAAATACAGCTTCTTTAACGCTGCGTTTTCGTCATACGCAACAGGCGTAGTCAGAATTGCGGATTGAATCGCTGGTGTGAGCGCTGCGACAATGCCGCCGATATAGGCCAAGCTGCTTGCAACGTCTGCGCGTTGCAGGTCAATCCATTTGCGAATTTGCGTATCCATCAAGATCGCCTTAACGCCGGGGTCCACACTGGTAAGCACCGCCATCTTGGCCGCGCCAAAGCGGTCATAGAAGGGGCCGAGGTCGATGAACCACTCGGTTGGGTCTGCCTCTGGTGCAGCCGGGTCGGCGGGGTCTAGTTCAAAGATTACTTCCATGATTTTTCCTATCGCGCGACGTAACGGTAAAAGACGATTGATTTGGCGGTTTCGGTCAGGCTCGATGCGTACTCCACCAAGAGCGAGGTGTTGAACACCAGTGGCTCGTAGATTGGGGTGGCAAATGTGGCAGCGTTTGGCGTGAACCCTCCGATAGCCATCAAGCACGCGCCAGATTCAATAAATGCATCGCTGGTGGCGTCGTAGATCACCACGCCGTCCAGCGTAACCTTGAGCCTGTGCGTGCGCGAAGTGGTATCAACACCAGCACAGCCAAGCAAACTGATCGCGCCCTGCCCAGATAGGCTTAACGCCGTTACCAGTGTGGCCGCTGTGAGTGCGCCCGTTGTGCCAAATGCCACCTGTGACGGGGGCAGGCCACGGTTTGAGCTGTTGATGGCTACCACGTTATCCCAACCACCCGCGCCCACGCTTGCGCCGTTGAATAGCCCCTTTGGCCGAATGCCAGAGCCGCCTGTGAACTGAGAGAGTGACGACATTAAATTAGTCTCCAGCTAGATGACACAAAGCGCAGTTGCGCGGTGCCGTTGGTTGATGCGTCCAGCGTCATGTCTTCGGACAAGCCCATGATGGTTTGTCCGTTGCGCGCGATGACGTTTGTCGCCAGGGTGTTGGTCCAAGTCACCCACACCGTATCCCCGCTGGCCGGTGTTGCCGGTAGCGTCACCGTGGTGGCCGCGACATTGGTCAGGATGTAGTGCGATCCAGCTACTGCCGTCTGTGTTGTGCCAGCCACTACCGAAACAACCGCCGCCGCCTGCGCATTGACGCCAGCAATGGCCGCTTGCACAAATGCTGTTGAGGCAAGCTGCGTTGTCGCCGTGGCTGGTGTTGCTGTTGGTGCGCTGGGTACGCCGGTAAATGTGGGCGATGCACTGGGCGCTTTGTTGACAACATCGTTAAGCTGCGAATGTGTGGCCGTTACCGCGCCCGTCACATTGGGGAACGTGGTTTTTAGCGTGCTTTTGATAAGCCGGTGGTGGTCGTCCGATGTGCTTTTGCTATCGGCCCCCGTTGGGTTCGTGATGACTAGATCACTGATGTATGTTGCTGATTCGAGTGCCATGTTTAGCGCCTTACTTTGATTTGCATGGAGCCGATAGAGGGCTGGCCTCGTCGCTCAGAAAAGCGTTTAACTGAGTCAATCGACGCGGCAATGCTTTGGGACAGACTGGCCACTGCGGCATCGTCACGGACGTATTTAGCCCCTTGCTGGCACGCTGCGTCTAGGTACAGTTCCGGCGCGTTTGTTAGCAGCCAATTTGTTGCCACGCTGCCCGATAGCGCCTCAAACGCCGGGATGTAATAGAGGGTGTAGGTCTGCCCATCCGAAGCGCCCCAAATGCGCAATTTGTTGTTTTCCAGCGAGTAGACCGAAGGGGCCGAAGTGGTCGCCACTGGTGTGTAAGGCAAGGCCACGTAATCAAGCGACCGTGATGCGCCGTTGTAGGTCACCGCCACCCGCGCCACGCTGCCAAAGTCTGTCGGCAAAGTGGCATAGCCGCCCGTTGTCGTGCCGTCTACCGCGATCTGCATTTCCTTAACGTGAAACTCACGGAATAGGAAAGCCTCGGCCAACGATATGAACGTGGGGATCTGCGCCGTTAGGTCGGTTCGGTGCAGGTAGTTCGCCACCTCGGCCTGTAGTTCGGTGTAGTTCATTTGAGGAACTTGTCAAACGACACAAAAGCGGGGTTCGCTCTGAGCCAGTTAATGACGTACTTTTGGCGCTCCTCTGCGCTCTTGATCTTCATAACCTCGGCATAGACCGCCATTGGGATGGTCCCCACCTTGCGGCCATCGCCCCACCGCTCACCCGCGCTAACAATGCGCTCGGCGTGTGCTTGCTCTAAGAAGGGCTGGGCGTCATACGTCAGTTTGGTGACGGCTTGATCACCCTCAAAAGTGACTTGGCGGTGAATGCCGTATGCGTGCATGCCATCGTCAACTGTGAAAGAACCGATACTGCTCATTTGCCCACCTCGTAGCCTTGTTGGAGCTATTGTCAAAAGTGGTAAAGGCAATAAAAAAGGGGACCGAAGTCCCCTAGGTTATGTGCGCGGTAAGTGTTTCCAACTTTTCCCGTTTCGTAACCTTTCAATTGCGGATTTTGATACTCCATACTTCGCAGCAATAATTTTGGTTGCCTCAGTAGATTTAAGAATCTCTATTGCTTCCAATTCCTTCAGCTTACTTGCGCCACAAACGTCACCGTAAACGTGTGGTGGAACAGCGTTTTTCCTGCCTTTGGCAAATGCTTCAAGTATGTTTTGGCTTTGTGTTCCGACACTTAAATGCTCAGGATTGACGCATGAAGGGTTGTCGCAACTGTGCATTATCAAAAGACCATCAGGTATTGGGCCTTTGTGTATTTCGTATGAAAGACGATGCGCCAATATGTGCTTGGCACCTTTGCCACCTCCGCCGATCTGTCCGTAGCCTTTTTGATTTACAGAGCCACCAGTCCATAACCAGCACCCGTCTGTTTTATTGACGTACCGCCAAAACCTTTCTTCAACAGGTGCATGAGTCCATTTACCTGCCTCTGGTGTTCCATGTGATTTAAGCCTTTTGTAATGCTTATCGCAAAGCCCTTTAGCTTCAAACACACCGCCACACCCATCAACAGAGCAAACACGTTTTACACCATGCGCCCCCAAGTAGTCATCAGTGGAGCCACGCTTGATTAATCGTTGGTAATGCATTGAGCAATAGCCATCACGAAAAACAAGACGATCACAACCATCAACAGAACAAACAGACATAAAAAAGCCCCCGTAAGTTAATACGGAGGCATTGTATCAGTTGCCTGATAAGTATGTAAACTCTATCCGCCGCTAAGGTTAGCGATTTTTCCCTGCGCTGCCGACGAGCGCACCGCCAAGCAGCAGTCAATGGTGATCAACTGTTTCTCGCTGTCGCCAGTCTTAGCCAAGTCGGATGTTTTCACGCCGTCAAGGTACGCCATGTCGATGTAATCCATGTTCAGCAGATACGCATCGGTTGCACCGCTCATCAGGTAGTGTGGGACGATTTGCACCGTGCCAAAATCCCCAATGAAAACGTCAGCACCAGTCACCACTGCGCCTTGCTTCTTGCCAGTGTCCAAACGGTTCTGCGCAATGCCGGTGAAGGTGGAGAAAACAGCTTTGTGGGCTGGTCCCATAACCAACATATCAGGCTGCGCCGAACTGTTCGTAAACACCGATTGTTGAACCGTGTTCAAGAATGCCACGGTCATGGCGCGGTTGGTGCCTGCGGTCAGTGCTGCGGTAGGTGCGCCAGTGGTCCACGATGCGGTAGCACCTGAACCACCGTGCGAGGTGTTGAGGTACAACTGCACGCCCAAGCCGCCCGACTTGCCCGCTACCGAAGTGGTAGACGCCACGGCGAGGTTGTTGGAGACAACCATCTTTTCGATGTCGCGTTTGAGTTCCAGCATCGCCTTTGCTTTCAGGTATGCCTGCTCCGATCCACGGCCCGCCTTTTTGATCAGGTTGGCGCGGCGAGATGTGCCGACTACCTTGCTGAAAATCTGGCAATGGTTGCCTACGCGCTCGGTTGCAACTTGGGCTTGTAGCGCGGTGTCGTCACCGTCAATCATGGCATTGTCAGCATTGGCGGCTGACAGGCTATCGCGCTGCCATTCGTGGAAAGTGCCAGTCGCTGTGACGCGGCCAGCAGCAGACACGATTGGCGTCTCGGTGGGCGAGGTCTGGAAGATTTTGTCAATCAAATCCTCGCGGTTACCTTTAAGGGAATCTTTTTGATATAGGTTTGTTGGGACTGTCATTTCATATGCTCCGGTTACCGCAGGAACGCG